GGCCATGATGGCGGCGACAATGCCGTCGATGCGGCCGGTGGCCTTGGCCTTGTCGGCTTTGCGGTTGTTGGCCGGGTCAGAAACGATCACCGCGTTGCCGGCGTTCCAGGTCATAACCGGATTGCCGTCGTGCCGGAGGGTTTCGACTGTCTCGCTTTCGACCAGCTCCCACTCACTGGGATCAAGATCAATGACGCCATCGTCTTCCTCCTCGGGAGACAGGCCCAGTAGCCGCCGCTCGAACTCATCAACGGCAGGCCCCATATCCTTGAAGCCCTGGCCGAACCCCACCATCTCAGGGAGTGTGATGTCGTACTCGGACATCAGTTGCAGCAGGTCTTCGATGCGCCAGCGGTCGTACGCTATGCGCTCAACGCCAAAGTAGGCGGTGATCGTCACCAGGCGGCGCAGCACATGCAGTTTGCTGATCGCCCGACCTGGCGTTGTTTCAAGGTGCCCGGCCTTGACCCACATCGCATAGGGCACCTTGTCGCGATCCTCACGCCCTTGCAGGTCATCGTCTGGGATCCAGAAGTACGGCAACAACCGCCAGTGCGGATCGTGCGGTGCCGGCCAGAACAACAAAACGAATGCCGTCAAGTCCGTGGTGCTCGCCAAATCCAGCCCGCCGACGCAACGGCGGTTGCGCAACATGCGCATCGGCACGCGCTCTTCTGCCTGTTTCCAGACTGCCCAGGAAATCCACGGGGCATCGGCCTGGGTCCATTCGCAGAAGTTCAGGCGGCGCACTACCGACTCTTGCGCCGGCAACCCGCGCGCGGCCTTCACTTGCTCGCGTAAATACTTACGACCAGGGATGCCGTCGGCCTGCCCTTCGGCTATGTGGTCGAGCGATGGGTTAACCTTCGCCCAGCAACTTTCGTCCCGGAACGGATCGTCACCCTCATCGAGCGAGCAGATGAATGCGAAGAAACTGTCGTCATCCTCAATGCCGGCGCAGATCCGCACACCCAGGTCGTGATACTGACCGCAGACGGTTTTCTTGTCGGAGCCGCTGTTGGTGATCATCACCACCATGGCCTTGCGCCGGTTCTTGGTACCGGCGCGCATCATGTTCACGGTGGCGGCGGTTTTGTGTTCGTGCACCTCATCCAGCAAGCCGATGTGTGGCCGTGGCCCTGACTTGCCTTCGTCGGCACTGATCGGCCGAAAGAATGAATTGGTGTTGGGGTAAAACAGGTTCCAGACCTTTTCGTCCCGGCCTGACTGCACCAGGCGTGAGCTGAGTTTTTTCGACATGTCGACCATCGACACGGCGTCACGAAACAAGATCATCGCCTGGTCGCGCTTGGTCGCGGCGGCATAGATCTCGGCGCGCTGCTCACCATCAGACACCAGGCCGTATAGGCCAATCCCGGCCACCAGCGGGCTTTTGCCCGAGCCTTTGCCGGTTTCGATGTAGCCCAGACGGAAACGCCGGAACCCATCTACTGTCATCCAGCCGAACAAGCTGCCGATGACGAACGCTTGCCACGGGGCCAACAGGAAGGGCATGCCTTCGTAATCGCCGCCGTTGAGGCAAAGCACCTCTTCAAAAAAACCGATGGCTCGGTTGGCCTTGGCCAGATCCCAGATCAGGCCGCGAGACGGCCCGTGTTCCAGGTCAAGCAGATGCCGCTTGCAGGCGTTGCGGACATCAGGGCCGGCGACTGTTTCACCGGCCAACACCGCCAGGGCGAATGCGCTGATGCGATCATCAGTTGAAGTACTTGTCTGCGGCGTCTCGTTGGTCATTGGGGAATAGCTCACCTTGCGGCGCCGCCGACGTTTTCAGGTTACGTCGGGACACGGGCGACAGACCGAACTGCGCGCCAGCGCTGTTGGCGCGCTTTTCCGCGTCATTCGCAAGCTGGCGAAGTACGTGCATTTGCTGGGCGCCGGTTTTGAAAGTCTGGATTTCGCCTCCCAGGTCATCATCGGAGGCTTCGTTGCGCTTCGCGATCAACCGCTGATAGCGGCGCCAATCAGCGGCAGCCTGGCAGTAGGTGGCCAGCGCCATAGCATCCAGCTGCGAAACGATGCCCAACGAAATCAGCGCAGGGACCAGTTGCTCCCACTCAGCGATGGCCTCAGCAGACAGCACATCGGGCATGGGCGGTGCGCCGACCGGAACCGACGGCGCCGTGACTTCGGCCAGCAGGTCGCTGATATTTTCCCGACCACGATTTCCCTGCAGCAGTTTGAGCGCCGCTGGTTTCCCAGGGCGCCCCGAATTTCCGTTTCCGGCCATAAAAATAACCCCTACCTGTTGATACCCCCCCTCCCTCATTTATCCCGACGTTGCGCACGGAGGGGGGCGAGCGGTCTAGAACGAGTTCCGAAAGAAGTTTTTCATCCCCCCTGCCCTGGGGAGCGCCATTTTTTGGTGCATTTTCGCCCCTGATCACCGATTCCAATGATGGCCGGGATCCACGGGTCGACCGTCAGGGTTGCAGCCTGGGACCATGCCGGTCCGCTCTATCCGCTGCTTGGTCGAGTCGTGACAAAACTTGCAGAGGCTCTGCCAGTTGGAGGGATCCCAGAAAAGCTTCCATGCGCGCTTGAGCTGAGCGGGGTCGCCGCTGTTCTTCGCTTCCTTCAGCCTTGGGGCGATCTTGTGGTCGACAACTGTTGCCGCGACGGGCCGCTGATCAGTCGAGCACATCGTGCAGTAGGGCTTCTCTCGCAGATGTCCGTCGCGGGACTTTTGCCACTTGTAACCATAACCCCGCTCGGTGCTACTCCCGCGACGTTCACTGCTCTGACGGGACATCGGCAGGCGCTTCACTGACACCCAACCGCTTGGCCGCCCAACGCTCGTACAATCCAATGGCAACGTCTGCGCCCGCCATCGCTGTCAGGCATCCAATTGCGCCAGATGTCCAGATCGACATGCCCGCCGCGTACAGCAGCATGATCGCTGACACCCCGCATACCACGCAGGCGCCGGACCGAAGGGCTAGCCGCCGAATCAGCGCCCAACCCCGCGCGCCTTCTTTGTCCGCGCGCCACATCTCGCCCGACACACCGCCCACCAGGGCCAGGACGATCACTAACCAGATCGGCATTTCTGCCAGCGCTTGCTGTTCGTTCGTCATTGCCTTGCCCCTTAAACGAAAAAGCCCTGCGCTGGGCAGGGCTTGAATGAGAAGTTAGTCCGATTAGGTTTGAGGGACGGGTACCTCGTCAACGCTAATGCAGTGCTCAATATCCGTAATTTTCTGGAGAGCTTGCTCAGCAGTTGAATACGCGCCAAACATTCGCCCTTGATAAAAAACAACCCATGCAAATTGGATGTCCGCTTGACCAGAATGCCCAACCACCAACGCCTTGAATCTTTCAGCCAAGTCGTCGACATGCATCTGTGCCATGCCACGCAAAACCATGACGCTCTCCCTGAGTGAAGTCAGAGGCCCTATTTTTCGGCCTTCGACAATGTGAGCGCAAAAAAAAACCGACTCAATGGTCGGGTTAAGACCACTCCTCAGTCCAGCCCCCAAATGAGAGGGATGGAGGGCGGATTGAGGAATGGCGGCGAAATTATATCAGAGCTTGCTGAGAATTCATCATAGTGTCGACGCGCAAACAAAAAGCCCTGCACTAGGCAGGGCTCACAGCATTGTCATGCTAATGGATGGGAAGCACATTGCCGTGCAAACTCAACCTTTTGCTTCTGTCGAGATAGTTGTATCCGGCGTTGGTAACTCGCTGAATGCGTATATCCGGCGCCTCCCCTTCAGCGTTGACACAGCCCATGTCAACAAGCAGCTCAATGTGGCCATCCACAACAACGGCAGACCACTGTCCTAGCTGCTCAGGGGAGAAGCGACCACGAATGTCCTTTGCTGACGCATCAATCCTCCACTCCTCTGAGTCCTGAATGCACACCTCTAGGATTTTCACCAACAGCTTCTGATCTCGTTCCATTTCTCAGTTCCAAAGGAAAAATTGCCTGTACGGAGTCGTACGCCTGAGGAGAAATGAAAAAACCCGGCACGAGGGCCGGGTTTTGGTGAGGTCGCTGGTTGCGTACCTCTTTGAACATGACTGATTTATACCCCTCCAATCCGGTGGCAGCAAGAGCTCAGCGCTGCCAACCTGCAATCAACGGCCATCAGCGGTAATCAACGGCCATCAACGGACACGTACCGGAAATCAACGGCAATCAACGGACATATAACGTAACTGGCTACCGCCCCGCAGGGCAGTGACCGACCAGCCCCACACACCTAAAGACAGGTGCGCCATTTGCAGCCCCCAAAAATCAAAGCGCTGACCTACCGTCCTACTATTTCTTACCTTTTCCCCCGTATAGAGAGAGATTAATAAACGCTGCGCGTGATGCGCGTGCGCGTAGGTACGCGCACTACGCGGGGAAATCCCGGAAAAGGTGGGACGGAAGGTCAACCCCCCGATTGACGCTGCCTGCGCCTGCTCCACCAGCAATAACACCAGTAGGACAGGCCGGCCAAACAGCATGATCACGCTGCGCGCTCCAGCAACATACTGGCGATCTCCAGATGGGCTGCATGCAAGCGCTCATAGAACTGCGTACGTCCGCATCCACAATGCGCCCACTTCTGACGCTCTGCGCTCTCACGGTTCAAGTATTGCTCGTACACCACCTGCTCCAGTTGCCAAGACAGATGCTTGTTTACTATCACCTCAATGTCCGCACTCCATGGCAGCAGCATCCTCGAACCACCGCGTGTGCCACGAATCAGCTCTCCCTTGCAATCCATCAACTGGCCCAACATGGTGCTAGCAGATCCATTTGCACCTCCACTGCCATGCATATCGAGCGCCCACAACTTCAACATCTCATCCATTTCAGGGATCAAAATGCAGTCTCCTGCCTGGGCTCGACCATCCCGCGCTTCCACTCAGCCGGTTTTATATACTCATAACCACGCACCCCACCAGGGCCGCTACTCCGGCGTCGGCGCGGCCATTTCAACCGATGCATAATCTTGCCGATCCGCATCTGCTCAGGCTTGCCCCAGTGGCTCGGGTCGATATTCAGCGCATGCTGCAACAGGTGCGCGCCCGTCACCGTTTCGCCGAGATGCTTGTTTGCCAGGTAGTGAACCAATGGTTCTTCCCACATATCCGCCTGGAAGCGCTTATCCTGCTCAGCCGCAAACAGTTCGTTCTCATCACGCTCAGCCCACCAAATCTCCCCCGCGCGAAAACAGGCTACCGCCTCGGCCCAGAGTTGATCACGCTCGGCCCGCAGGCCATCCAGATCCACCTTCGTACACGTCACCGGCCAATAACGGCGGTTGCCCGTATCATCCTTTAGGTACTCATCCTGGTTAGTGGTGCCGATAAATACACTCTGGCGCGGCACACTCAAATGCCGCCGTCCGTAGCTCTCTCGGTAATGGTCCGTTGCCGAGGAAACGAATTGTTTGGCCTTCGTCGTATCGGACTTATTTAGCGCGTCCAGCTCCGCCATCTCAATGATCCACTTACCCCGGATCGCCTGATACGCATCCTTGCTGCTCATATCGAATGCCGTATCCATGAACCACTTGCCGGCAAGCACTCCTGCCGCCGTCGATTTACCCTCGCCCTGCAACCCCTCCAGAATGAGCATCACATCCACCTTACAGCCAGGCTGGAACACCCGCGCCACCGCAGACAGCAACCAACGCTTACCCACCTTGCGCGTGTACTCACTGTCCGCAACGCCCAGTCGATCCTGTAGCCACCGATCCAGTCGCGGCGTGCCATCCCACACTAACGCTCCTAGATAATCGCGCACCGGATGAAAGGCATTGTCATGGGCAACCGAATTCACCGCCTCAAACACATTCGGCGACTTCACAGACAACCCGTAAACCTCGGCCAGCCACATCATCACCTTGATGTCGTCGATATCCTCCCAGTCACCTGCACTGCCACCAAACGGCGGTGTGCGCGCCTTAATAATTTTTGACGCAAACGAATCCCACGCAATCACCCCGCTCCAGCGTGAGTCATTACCAAGAATTAACCCCACGTTGTAAGGGTGCGCCAGAATCCCGCCCTTAGCAGAACGAAGCAGCTTTTCATGCCATCCGGCATCCGTCGCCGGCCTCACCAGCGCCAACACCTGACGGCGTACCGCATCTAAACCCTCAGCACAGTGCAGGTCGTTGAAATCCGTCCAACCAGCCTCACGGTCATTATCGAAGATCGGCAACACCACCTGGCCACCAACGACCACCGCCGCATTCTCCGCCTTCACCTTGCCCGTGTTGAACGGTTTACCCTGCACCTGGGTTTTCCAATCATCATCCGCACAGAACAACAGCGGGCGACCGGGATAACGCACCCGTAACCCCTGCGCCACCGGCAACAGATTGCCAGCATCAAAGCACACCGCCACCGTCAGCGCGGTCGCCATATGCAAGCTCGCCCCGGTCGCGTAACCCTCGCACACCAGAATAACGTCACCGGGCTCAGGCTCAGGGCCGATCAAATGCACTGCCCCCTCTTTCTCCAAGCCCGCCGGCCAATAGGTCTTATTACGCCCCAGTTTGGGCTGCACCTCAGGGAACAACACCTGCAGGCCGATCACCTCTCTGGTTTTCACATTGCGCATCGGTACAAGGGCACAGCCCGACTTGCGTTTAAAACGCAGGCCGAAACCGGCCACACGCTTCGCATCCAGATAAGCGCAGTGACCCTTTTCCTCCAAATGCTTCCACATGCCCGCAGCACGGCGCGCGGCAGTTCGATGCTTGCGCGCCTCGGCCTCAGCCGCCTTACGCTGGCCCTCCTCGGCCCGAGCCCGCATCACTGCCCGATCCTCAGCGCTCAACCGGCCACCCTTGACCTTGATCTTCTGCCAACTTCCCTTTTCACCCTGGCGCCAGTCGCCAAACGCGCCGCAATAGAGGGTCTTGCCGCCAGTTAGATGTTCATAGATCACGTACCAGCCCGTTTTCTCCGGAGCCTTATCACCGTCGCACTCGCAACGCGTCCGCTTGCCAATCACAAGTGGGGTTTCTGGTTTGAGCCCGTAGTCCTGCAACTGGGCCAATACATCATCGAGCAGCTCATGATTAGTCATGCCCGTACCCCACGCCGGTCGGCCAGTTCCTGGCAGTCAATGCAGCGCGTACAGCCGCGATCAAGCATCGCCAGCCGCCGTGCCTCAAGAATATCATCCCCGCAGTCCACACACTCATGAGCACATTGGCCTGGGTTGGCAGTAGGTCTCGCGGCCAGGGCCAGTGCAAGATTAAGGGCGATAACATTATCGGCAATATCTGCATTGTCAGACATAGACCAGATCCTCCGCATGCTTCTTGCGGAGCACCGCGCGCAATTTGAACACCGCCTGCACCATGCGCTCAGCCAGCAGTTCAAACTCAGCCAGCTCGTCATCGTCCAATCTGTCATCGGACAATGAGGTAGATACATGGGTGGCTAACTCCCCCTCACGAGAAAGCAACTCGCCAATGCCGGCCAATAGCGTCTGCGCAGTGTCGGTATCGCTCAAGTCGGAAACGTCGATCCCCACCCAGCCAATGGGATGCAACAACGCATCCACAATGCGTGGGTCGCGCGTTGCATCCAGCACCAACTCAAGGTCGACAATGTTTGGCGTGTGACTGGTGTTGGTTAGGCTCAGCTTATGATTGAGCGTGGTGGCGTTGCCGCCGTCGATTGCGGCAATGGCTGTGGCACCGCCGGGATAATCGCGTGCGGCGTGGAGCAAAGCTTGCGGTAGAGTCAACAGCGAACGCCGTGCGCGCTCAATGGAATTGAACTGTTTACGGTTCATGGCAAAACTCCAAAAACTCTGCCAGTGACCGCCGCGTGCCTGTTTGATACAGTTGCGCCGTGGTCACTCACAGGTGGTCGCATGCAGCCGGTCGCTCTGTGGTAGAAACTCCGGCTGCACCCCAATGGCAAGGCACACGCTCCGCATGTACCTTGCCGTTACAGCCTGCAGACCGTGGTGGGTTAGCAGGCAACCCAAGGCATCCGTGCCTTGGCAGCGCGGTAAATAGAGGCGGTTTGCATGTGGTTTGCCCGCCTACCTTTATCGCGACCCCGACAGCACTGTGGTGGTGTGTGCCGGGAGGAACTGGGCGGCCTTTAGGTCGCCTTTTTTCTAAGCCGCTCTTACAACGACGCTTTCAGGTGCCGGAAATACTTCCGGCAAGTCTGGCCGCAATTCATGCGGCAAAAGCCCCCACGAAAGTGCTTTTGCAAGCGGACGAACATGGGCAACTGGTACGCCACGATGCCGCCAATTGAAAAAGCGCTGAGGGCTAACCTGACACTCCCGCGCAAGCTGCGACGGACGTTTTCCGGCCTCTCCCGCAACTCGTACGATCAAATCGAACACCTGATCAGGCGTATTCATACGTCACCCAAAGAAAACAAAACGAACAACCGATGCAAACAATACGTTTGTTATCATTTCGACGCAAGGGTTGTAACATCCTGTTTATGAGCAAACAACCACACCGCCTCAAAGGGCAACGCTTCCGTCAAGCACTGGAGTTCGCCGGAATCACGGGCGCGCAACTCGCACGGATCCTAGATCTGGATAACGACCAGAACATCACAAACTGGAAAACTAGAGGCGTGCCTGCCTATATGGTGGGCCAGGTTGCGAAAACCTTGGTCGTAGAACGAGAGTGGCTGGAAGGGAGAGATGTCCCAATGTCGACTCCGGAGACCGACCGATTCGGCCCGCCTCCAGCAGCCAACGACTCGCCCCTTTACGTGCTCGAGCCATTAATCCCATGGGATCCAGATACCCCACTTGAGAGCGACGAGGTCGAGTTGAGGCTGTACAGGGAAGTCGAACTTTCCTCTGGCCCAGGAAAATTCGCCCGCACTGAAGTCCAAGAGATATCTGGATCAAAGCTTAGATTTTCCAGAGCTACGATGAGGAGCTGCGGGGTGGACCCGTCGAATGCGGTGTTCGCTACCAACAGCGGCAACAGCAACCATCCATTAATTCTTTCAGGCGCAACCGTAGGCATAGATACCGGCATGACAAAGGTAGTTGACGGTGAAATTTATGCGCTCGATCACGATGGACACTTTCGGATTAAATTTCTTCAGCGCACCCCAACTGGAATAAAAATGAAAAGCTTCAACTCAATCGAGTACATCGATGAGGACTACGACTTTGACCAAATAATGGAGCAGCGAGTAGTGATACTGGGCAGGATATTTTGGTGGTCATCAATCAGACCGCTGAAAGGCCCACCCCTAATCTAAAACCAAACAAAATGTGTTGACCAAAATACAAACAAATTGTTTACTTGCCTCGACTCTTCACCACAGAGCGAGGCAATTCCCATGCAAACCGCAACCTTGCACGTACTCCCGACGTGCCCAGAAAGCCGCGTTTTCGAGGTGCGCCGCCTAGCCATAATCCACGGCTGCGCCTTCGCCCCCACCAAACGCAAATCAACCACCAGCCCTGCGCCTACCCCCTTCAATCCAGACGATGGAGGGCGTGCAGCATGAGCAGACTATCTCTCAACGCCGCCGCCTATATCCGCCTCCAGGCTCAGGTGCACCTCAGCGGAACCTTCAATCACACCCTGCACTCGCGTGATGATCGCCATTCCGTACCGGCCCAGGTCGAGATCGAGCAATGCACCGCCGGCATCACGGTAATGGTGCGCATCTGCGGGACGCGCAATACCTCAGTCACCCTCGATAAGCATCGCAAAAACAACGCCACGCGCGTAGCGAGCTTTATCGAAGGTATCGCCAATGGTCGCAGCCCTACCGGCGTGCCTGACGTAGATGAGCATGAGGCCGTCAGTGATATAGAAGCCACCCTACGTCTGGCAATCCGACGTGGGCGCGGCATTTACCATCTGATCGCTGACGAACTGGATCCCTCTGTACAAATCCAGCGCAACCCACGCGGCGGCTACATCGCTAAGCTCGAAATCGACGACGCCGGCTGCGTGCTCACCCTGCCCGCCGATAACCAGCGCGCCTACGCAATCTTGGCTGAAAACCTCAACCAGTTCCTGCAGGGCTACCGCAATAGCCTCGCAGCCGCCGCGTGAGGTGCCGCCATGAGCCTATCCCTCAAACGCGTAGCCGAACGCCTAGGCCTGGGTCACCGCGAGCTGATGCAACGCATGCGCGACAAAGGTCTGCTGGATAAAAAAAATCTGCCAGCTAACCCAGCCGCAACCAAAGACTTCTTGGTTACCCGTGAGGGCCGCTGGTTTCACGAGAAGTACGGCATGCAATACCAGCGCACCACGCGCGTGACCGATATCGGCATCTCCTGGCTGGCCAAGCAAATCGGTATTGAGCGCCCAGCCCCACCCGCCGTACCCGACCCGCGAGAAGTCGCGTAATGAGACAGCCCGAAGACTGGCCGCGCCAGTACGCCCGCCAGATCACGGCGATGCGAACCCGTGAAGAACGCATCGCAGCGCTGGCAGAAGTACCGGAGCACCTACGCGAGCTGGTACGCACCCACGTCGAGATCGCCTGGAACCACCCCCGAGGGAACACACATGGACCGCAAACTGATTGACACCCTACTGATCGAGCTGCTGAACCTGCCCGAAGAACGCCGTACGGCTGAGAAAATTCTGGCCAACCTGGCATTAGCAGCCACCGCCGCCGGCGTTTCCCTCCCCATCACTGGCGCACCACTGCAAATCGAGCACCTACAACTGGCGGCTGCTCTCGACCAGCTCGTCATCGATCTCGGCCCCAACTACCGTGCTCGCGCCATGCTGCGCCTTGGCTACGGCATTGAGGGAGTTGAGCTAGGTGCCGTACTCGAACCGCTCGACAGCACCTCCCCACTGCCGCGCTTCGTGGCCTTTGGCAGCACAGCACGCACAGCCCTGGCAGCTATCAACCGCGACATTCGAGCAAGCCACCAACCTCATGCCAAAACATCGCCGCAACGTAAAACCGGAAAACTGACGCTCGGCAGTCTCCAAGCTCAAGTAGATAAGGCCAACGCAGCATGACGGCCTCCGTACAGCGCGAACTGCGCCTGCCGAAAGCGCCCAGAAGTCAAACCGTTGAGCTGCTGTACCGAATCTTCGGGGATCTGCTCGTGCCCTTCGAACAGGTACGCGAACGCTACTTCAGCAATCTCAACCAGGACAACTTCACTCGCGCACTAACAAGTGGCCGTGTTGCGCTGCCCATCACCACCCTGGATACCAGCGCCAAGCGCTCCCGCTTCATCGACATCCGCCATCTGGCCATCTTCATTGATACGCAGGCGGATGCCGCAGACGAGGAGATGGCAAACACTCAATCTCACGCGTTAACCGATACCCCCAACAACAGCTAACCACCGCAACCGCTGCACCACCAGCCAAGCGGAACACAACAGTAGGAGCAAACCACATGACAGCATTTGAAATTTTCGCATTGATCAGTTTCGTGATTGCACTCGCCATTCTGTACTGGGTCGGGTATCGCGGTGGGTTAAAGGATGGCTGGAGTGAAGGCTACGACGACGGCCACGGTAAGGGCTATATCGAGGGCATTGAGGAGGGCGAGTCGTCGGGCGCGACGGCTCTTGAACAGGTTACACAGCGATGCACGCGCCTGGAGCTGATTTTGATCCGGGAACCTCAGGACCGTCAGATCCTTCTTGAGATCGCCGGAAAGCTCAAACTCGCCGCCGATACTTTCCACGCATTGAAGTCCGAAAGCCACGCAACTCAAGCACTCATTCTGCGCGACCACGCTTTGAGCATGGCCGCCGAGTTGGATTCCTTTCATCAGGAGGATCCAGCATGAGCCGCCCAATCCCAATGCTACGTCTGACACCCCAAGCCGCCGGGACACTGCAACAGCAGTACACCAACGCTATGAAGGAACTGAGCGCAATGACTCGCCATAACAAAGAGTTCGACCGGCAGTTGAAAGCGTTGATCGGTTACGACGCCCTGCGCGAATTGCATAAGGCAACTGACAACGCCCTGCTGCTGGCCGATCTCGTGAAGGAGGCCGCATGAACTGGATCCTCACCCACACCGGCAAGCGTTTTGATCTGTTCGAACCTGACGCCGACATGATCGACCCACGGGATATCTCCCACTCACTGGCACACCTCTGCCGCTTCAACGGGCACACCCGCGAGTTCTACAGCGTGGCGCAACACAGTTGCATCGTCGCCGAGCTGGTGCCGGAAGAACACAAGCTAGCTGCCTTGCTCCATGACGCGCCAGAGGCCTACCTGGGCGACATGACCAGGCCACTTAAGCAGTGGATACATGCGTACCAGGACTTTGAAGACTGGATATGGCAACGTGTGTGCCAGCGCTTCGACATCGCAGCAGAACTTCCTGCGTGCGTTCACCAGGCCGACTTGATTGCGCTGGCCACCGAACGCCGCGACCTCATGCCAACCGATCCGGCTATCTGGGATTGCTTGGTCGGCATCGAACCTATGGCCGAAATCATCCGCCCATGGCCTGCCGCAGAAGCCCGACTCACCTACCACCAGAGCCTGATGGACCAACTCGCTGTCGAACATCGGAGGAAAGCGGCATGAAGAACCAACAGGAAAACATCAGCGCCGTGGCCGCTTTGCTCCGCCGCACCAGCGGTGTCGACACGTCAGAAACAAACAGTCTCTGCTGCGCAGCAGCAGGCATTATTGCTCTTTCCAGCACCACCGCCGAAGCACGTATACCCCAAGAAAAGCTGCGCGGGGCAGTGCTCGCTGATGCAACGCTTACCGCTTCGAGACGCCCGCACGCGCAGCCTGTCGTGGGGTATATGCACGTGCGCGACCCAGCCAAGGGGGACCATATGACTGTCTTTCTTCTGCTGCACCTGTGCGCGGACGCGACCCGTATCCATTACGACCTGATCATCGCAACAGAAGCGCTGGACTGCTCCAGCGCATACGGACTCTCTGACACAGATCCTGAACCCGTGAAAACGCCGGAGGCAGCATGAGCGCAGCAGAAAAACTCGACTTCCACATCATCCCCGGCGCCTGGTTTCGCCAGGATCTGCTGTACCCAGTCTTCGGCCTAAGCACCGAAGCGGTTCGCAAATACCGTTCCCGAGGTCTGTGGCTGGAGGGCAAGCACTGGCGTTACGACCCAGCTAACGTGATCGTCTACAACCGCGCGGCCATTGAGCGCTGGATGGAAGGGAAGCCATGATCGACAAGATGCCAACTGGCGTGGAGATGAACGGCAAGCAACTCCGCATCTGGTTCATCTTTAACGGTCAACGGTGCCGTGAACCCCTGGAAGGGATCTCCAAGGTAAACAAGGCCGCGATCGTCTACGCCGACAACAAGCGCCGTACCATTCTCGCGGAAATCAAAGAGGGCCGCTTCGACTATGCGGCCCACTTTCCCAACTCACCAAGAGCTGCCATGTTCACGGGAACTGGCGGTCCTTCGCTCAAGCGCACCGTAAAGGAAGGCATTGACCGCTGGCTGGAGGTTCAACGCGCGCTCAAAGCTTCGAGCACCGTTATCAACTACGTCAGTAAGGCTGTGCACGTCGAGAAGAAATTCGGCAAGCGTCGAATCGTCGACATCAGTAAGAGCGACATCGAGTTGTTTCAAGCACAGTTACTCAAGCAAGGCCTGGCCCCGAAGACTGTGAATGACATTTTTACCGTCGTCCGAGGTATCTGGGCCGATGCTTTCGGCGATGGCATCCTGAAAGCTAACCCGCTCGACAGGATCAGTAACGTCGGATCGGACGTCGACCTGGAGCATGCCGACCCTTTTAGTCGCACAGAGATTAAGCTGATCGGCGAAGCAGATCCTGACCGCCGAGCTGACACCCGGATGATTGAGTTCAACTGCTGGGCCGGACTGTCCCTTTCCGAACTCATCGGGCTGGCCGTTGAAGACGTAGATCTTGAAGCCGGCCTGGTACACGTCCGGCGCGCATTGGTCGTCGGCGAATTCAAAGTCCCCAAAGAGCGCTCCAGGGTCCGAGCTATCGAACTCATAGACCCAGCCCTCGAACTAATACGAGAGATAGTTGCCGCCGCGAAGGAAGCTGTAGCCGAAGAGATCACCGTTATCCAACGCGACAACATCACGTCCAAGAAGATGAAAGTCAGGTTCCTTTTCCGCAGTTCGACCAGCGGCTTACTCTGGAACGGCAAAACATTGAGCAACTGGTTCACTGCCCATCTGAAAAAAGCAGAGGTCCGCCACCGAGGCGCCAACCAATGCCGTCACACGTTTGCCAGCCAGATGCTGTCGAGTTACGTCCCGGTCGAGTGGGTGGCCAGGCAACTGGGGCACGCCGATACAACTATGGTGCGAAAGCATTACGGGAGATGGATACCGAAGGACACCAAGAGCATGGCGGGTATCGTGTCAAAAATGTTGGGGCTTAGAGCGGATTAG